GTCACGGTGCCGTCACTGTTGAATTTCGACCCCGCCACCCCCAGCGCATCCACCGTGTCGGCCATGCTTTTGAGCTGTGTTACCGCGCTTTGGAATGAGGCCACGCTGTCGAAACTCGCGGGCATCCCCTGCGACAGCGCCTGGCTGAATGTGGCGCTGTCATCGCTGCGCAGCTGCAGCTTGCCCAGCAAATCGGTCAGGCTGACAGAACGTTGCGACGGATCCTTGTTGTTCGGGTCATCGCGTACCGTGCCGAGATAGAGATTTTCAGCCTTCAGCCCGAGGCTTTTCATGGTGGCGTTGACGCTGGCCATATCGGCTTTGAGTTGCGCCGTGATGGTGTCGGTCTGCTTCTGGTTCCAGCTTTGCCCCATGCTCAGCTGGTCGCCTTCCATCACCACCTGGTCGATCGTGTAGGGGTTTTTCTTGTGCCCAAACAGGCCGCCCAAGAGGCCGCCGAGGCCGCCGCCGGCAATGCCGCCGATCAGCGTACCCACGCCGGGGATGATCGACCCAAGGCCTGCACCCAAAGCCGCGCCCACGCCTGAACCGATCATGCCATACGTCCCGCCGCCGATATTACCCAGTGCGGAACCGAGAGCGAAACCACCGCCCACACCGGCCAGGGTGTTGCCAATCGTAGCCGTGCCGAAGAGCTTCGTTTTCATGGCTCCCGAAAGCCAGCCGCTCGAACTCGCCACGCTCGATGCGGGCGAACCGGCCCCGGCAATTGAGACACTAGCCGCCTTGTTGCCGACCGAGCCGCCCATGGCCAGCGTGTCAGACAGACCCGTAATCGTATTGCGTGAGCCGCCATCCAGCGCGTTTAGGGCCGGGTTAATCAGCGCCATCTTGGCCACCAGCCCGACTATCTGCGTTTGCAGGCCGGACAGGATCGAGCCGAAATCGACCGCGCCTTTTCCGCTCTGCACAAAGGCCTGCGTGACGCTGTTCGTCAGCGTGTCGAACATGCCGCTCAGGCTCCCTGTCAGATCATCGAGCGCCGATTTCTGATGCTGATAAGCGTTGGTTGCCATCTGGATGGCCGCCACATTGTCGAGATAGGCCTGGCTTGTTTTCGAGTTGATATCGCCGCCCGCCTCGAGAATGCGGTTGCGCTCTTTCATCACCGCAATCTGCACCGATACGGCGTTGCTGTTTTGTCCGATCGCTGCCGTCTGGGCCTTGATGACTTCCAGATCCAGCGATTGCCCATAGAGCTTGCCCGCATTGGCCATATCGACCTGCGAGGCCGTGGCCGATTTGAGCGATCCTGTCAGGATATCGAGTTGTCGGGCCTGTTCGGCTGTGCCGTCGATCGAGGTCGCACGCACTTTCTCGACGGCCTCCATCGCCTGTTGGTACTGCGTGAGCGAGCCTTTCGAGGCATCATAGCCCGCCAGCAGATCCTGCTCGGCCTGGGTGTGCTCGTTGATGGCCGCAACGGACTGATTGAATTGCCCCGTCAGGATTTCCTGTTGCCTGGCCTCGGCTTCCGCCAGCTGGGTGGCGGTCGCGTGCGCCTGGCCCATACGCCGCGCCGCTTCCTCGACCTGTTGATGCACCTGCACCATTGCGGCCTCGGCGGCCGAGTAGGTCTCGGCACTCTGCGCAGCGAGCTTTTGCTGATGGGCGATGGTCTCGATCGGGTCGCGCAATTCGTTGAGCGCGCCGCGCTGCACGTTGATCTTGTCCGTCAGCACGCCGGTTTGCGCGGCATAATCGGCATCCGACACCTTGCCTGCGGTGTGCAGGTCATTCAGTGCCTTCTGTGCCGTGGTCAGGGCCGTAATGGCCTGCTCATGCTCGCGGATCTGCGCCGCCGTACTGCCATCACTGCCGCGCAGCTGATCATCGATCCGACCCTGACGCGATGCGATTGCCTGGGCACCATAGATTTCGCCGCCCGTGGCCTTCTGGGCATAAGCCGCACACTGGCAGGCGGGCTTGCAATCTTGCCTGACAGGTACTGATCGACGTTTCCTTCACCCCAGTTATAGGCCATAGCGACAAGCGCCTGATTGCCGTCATACTTGGTGTAGAGCCGCATGAGCAGCTGCACGCCAGCCGTGACGTTGCCCGTTGTCGTGCGCAGGTCATTGCCATTGGCGCTGCCCGGCATAATCTGCATCGCCCCCAGCGCACCGGCAGAGGATTGCACGACTTTTCCGCTGGCGTCGTACTGGCCCGTTGCGCTTTCGATGGGCTGAATGCGATGGGCGAGTGCGAGCACGTCCGAGCTTGCGCCGAGACTGGCCCCCACGCTGTCGATGGTCTTGCCCACCCCTGCGACATCGGAGGCCGCGACCTCGCGTTGCTGCCAGTAATTGTGGACGGCGGGGATCTTGTCCAGCTGCGCCCATTCCCAGTCGCGCACCTCCTTGGCCTTGTCGAGCAGATACTGGATGCCCTGCACGCCCTTGAGAGCACCGGCCATGATGCCATTGCCGATGCCGTCCACAAACTGCCCGAGCGGGGCGAGCCCTTCGTGTAGCGACGTGCTCATGTCGTGCAGGGCGCGGTGCAGCGGCGTCACGCCCTGATCGGCCGCGTTGGCCGTGGCCTTGCTGACCTGCCCCATGAGCAGGGACCAGGCCCCCATACGATCGCCGCTGTTCTGCAAATCGCGTATGTGCTGCACCAGGCCTTCATGGACACCAAGCAGACCTTTCTGCGCGAAATCCTCGGCTGCTTTTGCCGGATCATCGAAGGCAGCGGCCATGTCTTTCGCCGCCTCCGGCACGTCCTTGCCGAGCACGGTGGCGAGGTTACGTGCTGTCATGGCCAGCGCATCGAGGCTGCTACCACTGTTGGTCGGCATGGCGGCAAAGGTGGTGGTCACGGCGCGGCTATCCGTCAGTGACAAGCCGCCCTTGCCAGCGATGCGTCGTGCCGCGTCCTCGGCAGCCCCGGCCATAGCCGCGTAATCGCTGCGCGTGGCACGAAGGGTCTGACCTAGGGCCGCAAGGTGCGATTCCTCGGTCTCGGCGGCGCTGCCCATCTTGTAGATGGCCGCACCGGCAGCGACGGCCGCGAGCGCCAGACCGGCAGGGCCCATGAGCAGGCCGGTCACGATCTGCGTGGCCTTGCCGAAACCGCCCATGACCGTGACCATGTTCGGCACCTGGTAAAAAGCGGCCTTCATAGCCCCGCCACCAGCCAGCACCTGGTCGGCGAATTTATGCGCTTCACCCGCCAGAATGCCGATCTGGAAGCTGGATAATTTGGCGGCGTCTGCGCCCTCGGCCAGGGCGACAGCGTGTTGCTTGCTCGCACCCGTAGCCGCGTCGAATTTCTCTTTCTGTGCTGCGGCTGATTTGGCGATACCAGCCAGCGACCCTGCATATTGTTCCTGCGTGATCTCGCCAGCAGCGAGCGACTTCTGCAGCGCCTCAATATTGGCCGTGCGCTGGCGGATTTCGCTGCTCAGCTTGGCCTCGGCCCGCGTCGTTTCATCGAACTGCCGCGCAACCGACGCACCGGAGCGGCCCAGCCTGGTCACTTTCGTATCGGCCACCTCTGCCGCATCGCCAAGCCTGGTCAGGGATTGCGCATCTTCCTGCGCCTTGGCCAGATTGCTCGCAAAAGCAATGTAAAGCTCGGAGATCGTGGTGGGCATCGTTACGCTCCATGCGTAGCAGCATCGGGCCGCGCATTTGTGAAATGCGGATGAGCCGAAATGTTGCCGTCATCTGATAGGAAGGTGCGCGCATGCCGCGAGACGCGCAGGCAAGCGCAACAGGAAGTGGAGCAGGACTATGATTCGTAAATTGACGGGAGCCGCGATTGCTTTGACAGCCATGACCGCTGTTGCATCCGCGCACGCAGAGACTGGCGACTCACTCTCGATTCCACTGTCGTCGTCGACCGACATCCACCGTCAGACAGTGTCCTACAACTGTAAGGCAAAAAAGGGCGCGAGTTCAGCTAAGCTGCGTGCTGTCCTGCCCGAGAAAATCGTCAAGGTAAGCTATATCAACGCGGGCGATATCAGCCTCGCTGTGCTTCCGGTCGACGGAAAAACGCAGGTATTTACCGACGTGATTGCCGCGAGCGGCGCCAAATACGCGGCGGCTGAATACGTCTGGTGGAGCAAGGGCGACGATGCCATGTTCTCGAGCGAAATGGATGCCAGTGCCATGCTCACCTGCCACGAAATCAAGGGCTGATTGTTGCCAGTCCAGTTTTCATGACCGCAGGGTGATCTGCAGCGCCGGATAGGTCATGACCGTGCCAGCCCGTGTCCTGCGCTCGCCTGAAGCGCCGCGCAGGATGTAGGGGGCAGACGGCGCGATGCCGCTGCCAACGCGCACGAAGGTCTTGCCGAAAGTAAGCGTCGGAAAACGCCGCATGAGGGTTTGACGCACGCGCTCGATCTGGTTGCGCCGTATGCGGGGCTCAAGCGCCCCGGTCTCGATCTTGCGGGCATAAGGCAGCGGATTGACAATCAGGATCGTGCGGTCAGCTGGCAGATCCTTGAGCGGCTGTTTCCAGGGCTTGTCATCGCAGATCAGCACCCAGGCATCGCGAAAGCGTCCGCTGCGTACGGGCGATGTTGACCGACACAGGGCAAGCGCCGCCTCCGCCGCCTCGCCCGTGAGATTGAAGCGATAGAGAATGGCTCCATCGAGCCGCACGCTTGTTTCTGGCGCGTCGGCTTTGCCGTCCACATAGCGCCGCCAGCTGGGTGGAGCCTCGCCGCGTGCGATCAGTTCGTCACGCGCTGCAATGGCTCGTCTTGCCATTTCGGCCCGCAGGGCATCGGGGGAAAGATTGCGATCGACAAAAAGGCGCAGCGACCGGCTGAAGGTTGCGGCTTGTGCCATAGTTCATCCCTTCATGAACTGTTCGATATCCTCGGTGATCCTGCGGTTTCGATACGCCATGAAAACGCTATCCATGGCGCGGATCTGGTCCTCGATCCATGGCCGGTCGTCTTCCGAAACCGCATTGGCCTCACACCACCGTGCCAGCGCCTGCCAGGAGATACCGCCTGGGCGCGATACGCCCCGGATCTTGCCTATGGCAGCCCCGACCAGATCGGTGAGCCAGGCGCGATCGTGTTGCAAATCATGCCAGCCACGCCATGGGCGTTCGAGTGAGGGTGGGAGGGCAGGCTTGCTGGCGAGTATGGCTTCGCGGATCTCTGGCACCTCGTCAGGCCCCGTGAATGGGCCGTATTCGAGTTCCCAAGCCAGCGCCGCTGTCAGTTTCCCACCGCGTCCCGATGATCTTCGGTGCGCTGTTCGCCCACCTTGGCTGCAGCCGATATGGCAAGGGCGATCAGCATCGGATGCTCACCGCTTGCGAGCAGCTGGCGGAAGGCATCGATTCCGATTTCGGAGCCGTCGTCATTCTGCAGGCCATCCACATCAAGCACGCAATGTTCGGCAATGGCCTGACCCTGTGCCCTGTCATCTTCGGTCGGCGGCAGGCTCTCGGCAGTGTAGCGCGTGGCACCTGGCTGCAATGCGCGGTTGAGACGGCTCGCCACCGTATTCTTGAGGATATAGAGCGCGTCGCGATAACGCGGCGTGAAGCCGCGTGTGGTGATGAGGAACGTGTTGCCGGGCGGGCCGACCTCGATCGTTTCGCCCTCCTGCACACGGCCAGCATCGCGGGAAAAGGCAGAGAGTTTTGCCATTGCGTTGTTCTTCCTGTTTTTTGAGATAGGTCGTTTCAGAGCGGGGGCACCGCCTGTGATGTTGCNAGCGAAGACCAGGCGATCAGGCCGGGAAAATGCTCAGGGCGAAGGTGCCGCCCCCCGGTCGCGGGTTGCCCTCGATGTNGAAGGTCGCAACGATCGTGCTGTTCTTCGATCCAGCATTAATCTGCGGGTTCTGCAGCGAGGCGTTATAGAAAGTCAGGCCGTAGCCATTGCCCTTTTTGTCCTTGAGCAGAACCTGAACCGCTCCCTGCCAGTCGTCCTGGAATTTCTGGTATTCGGTGCTGTCACGGAAAAAGAGCTGGATCTGGCCCGACACCATGAAACTGCCGGGCCGCTGCCCGACAGCTGCCACGCTGCCCATGGCGAAATCCTGCCCTGCGCCGTCGCGCGTGATTGTCAGCTGAAACTGACGGATCGGTGCCGTGACCCGTTTGCGATCCAGCCAGAGCGATCCCCATCCCTTGACCGGGTCGAGGACGAAACTGTCGGTCGGCGGCAGAAGGTCATTCGCAGGCGATGACGTCACGCGCTGCTCGTCGCGAAAATCGAGATCGGCAGAGAACGTCGCAAATTGGCCCTGGGCAATCGAGATCTGGATCTGCTTTACAAATCCGCCCGTTCGCACCAGCGTCTCATCGCCCAGCTGCTCGATGAAGGTGAGGCTGTTGAACGTGGCACCGTTGACGATGCGTGGACATTGTACAGAGGCCCCGGCATCGAGCAGACCTCTGCCTGTGGTAAAAACCCCCTCGGCAGGATCGAGGAAATCGCCGCGCGCCTCATACGGGAAAATGGCATCGATCTTATCGACAGGCGAGCGCAGGCGCACAAAACCGACCGACGGCAGCACGTTCCAGATCGCTTGTCCTATGGTCGCGAGAACCACCTTGCCGCCTGACCAGGAAAAGGCATTGAGGTCAATTCTGACTCCCTGGGGAAAGGCAACGGATCGATCGTTTTGCGTGCCCGAACATGCGCAGGCCAAAAGCACGTCATAAGAGCCGAATGACAGGGCTCCGGACAATGTGCCGCCGACGGCCTGCTGTGTCGTGACGGCCTGGGAGGCCTCCCAGTTGGGATTGATTTCCTCAGGGCGCTGCCTCGTATTCTGTCTGCGGAAACTCTCACCGGTCAGGCGCAGGCGCTGATAGGGGCCACTCGGCGCTACTCCATATGTGACCTCGCGTGCGTAGGCGAGAATGGTGTCATTGGCCTGTACCCCGGCCTGAAATCCTGCTGTTGCACCTGAAAAGGCCATGTCACGCTCCCTTCACGGCAGGCGTGGCAGAGGAACCGCCGGAGTTGACGGCACTGCCCGCGTTGGCCGATGCCCCTGAATTCGAACTGGAGCCCGCCGAGGTAACGGAGCTGGGGCCGGTCGATCCCGAAGCATTGTTGGTCGATGACGTCTTTTCGAGAGGTGTCGTCGCGCCGGAACCATCTTCAGGCTGATGACGCATGAGCGCGACGCGGCGGCCATAGCAAAGCTGCAGGGTGAGTGCGAGCGGGGCGGCATCGCTGCTTTGACTTGTCAGATACTGCCCGTCAGACGCGAATATGCCGGGCTCGTCCTCCTGTTCGACCAGAAGCACGTAGCTTGCCCCTTCTTCAGCACGCGAGGGCGTGATGGGGGATGGAATGCCGCCCATGGCCCGATAGGGCGACACGGCCACACGCAGACCGGTGGTGGCATTGGCCGCCACCTTGTCGAGGGCGATCGACGCGCCGGATGCGTCAAAGACAGCACCGGTCAGCACGAAAAGACCGCTGTTGTCAGCGGTCTCCACGAGGGAATAGAATTTCATCGCGAACCTTTCGGATGGGAAGAAGGCGGGTTTCGGCGATCTGCTTAAGTGCGCGGGTCGCCGTCGCTGTGCTGCGCGCATTAAAAAAGCCGCCCAAGTAAGGCGGCTTTTCTTCGTCGGCCGACGAAATTATTATAGCTAGGCGAGTTCGTCAGCAGGTCAAAATCTTATGCGTAATGCAGTAAAATACCGATCCTCTCTCACCCAAAGATGCCAAAGCATCGCTGCAATAGCTGCAACTCTGCACAGGAGCCGGCCTTTCATAGGCGACAGCCTCAAGCTTAGCGCCATCGATTCTGTCGGGAACTATATTTCCGGATAAATTAGAAGACTGTGAATTAACCGAAACAAACTCGGTTGTTGCAGGGCTGACCAAATGACTTTGAGGATGGATTGAAGCGGCATAGGCGACAGCTGCAAGCACTGCGATATTCATCGTTGAGTCCTCTTTCAATTAGGCCGAGTTTGGGTAACGCATACCCGAGAGCTATCATATCGTTATTATAACGATAATGCTACGAAAGATTGCTGGTTTAATTTTTTTTGTGAATCCACCTCAGAGCAAGTAAACCTGATAGCGATATCGGATCATCAGACTCATGCTGATGCAGTTTCCCGTTGCATCGGGATCGGACGGATGGAGACTTTGGCCGTCGTAAAATAGCCCGTCAGGCCAAGGGGCATCCTCGCGCATTTGCGCGCGAAACATGGTGCTCATCGTCTTGCACAGGGTCAGCGCGTCAGGCGTCGAGATCCTGCTCACACGCATGGTCAGATGCAGCGCAATCTCGTCTTCTTCTTCCATGGCACTCTCGCCCAGACCGAACCTGTCGGATCGACTGGTCTGTGTTTCCATGAGCCAGTGGATATCGGGCCGGTCTTCTGCGGGCTGCATCAGTACGTCGACTAGCGGCAGAGACTGCTGATCCGCCACCCGTGAGGCCCGGGCATAGGCATCGTTCCAGACGGTATCGGACAGCATCACGAACCTCCCGAGGCGATCAGGGTCCAGCCGCACAGCGTACCCCGATCGTAAACCGGACTAGCATCGGTCAGGGTGTAGGTTTTCGACCCGTCGCGCAGGGTGTCTCGCAGGCGGGGCCTATAACCACTGCGCGAGGTTTCATCGGCGGTGATCTGGGCGATGAACGGTGCTTTGCTAGCCCCTTCGTCGAGCTGGGCGGCCTGAGGTGGCGGGGCGTAACCCAGAACAGTCAGGCTCTCACTCAGATCGGCCCGGCTCAGCACCATGCAACGCCCGGCACGCAGGATTTGCCGCCTGCGTCGGCTGGCGCCTACGCTCATGACAGACCGGCCTGCGCATAGCGGGCGATGATGGACGCCGCATCGGGTGGCAGACCGCCAAGGCTTGCATCGGGCGTGGCCCAGCTGCTTGCGCCCACGCCCTGCTCGCTCTCGGAACGCAGGAGCGGGTCGCCGCGCTGGGCAGTGAAGAACAGGGCCCGGGCGGTCGAGAGTGTGGCGGCGCGTATATCGGCGGGGACAGTCGGGGCCAGGGGCTCGCCCTGGTCGTCTTTCATGCCCGGTACAATCCAGCCGCCCCGATAGGTCACGCGGTAGCACCCTGGCCACCACCATGCACCCTGCAGGTGAGAGGGATAAAGCAGGCCAGACCAGGCCGCGCACTTCCAGCCCTCGGGGCCGGGGTCGAGGGTGGAACCATCCTGCGTGACGGTGACGATCTCGACCACAGGCGAGGCCGTGAGAGCGAGCGAGAGCCTGCGCTCGCCATCCCCGACGCGCAGGGTCTGGCGATACAGACCCGCCAGAACCGGACGGCCCAGCGCGGCCTGCACGAGCGCCGTGGCTTGGGCCAGATACTCGCTCAGGGCCGGGTCATTGTTCTGCCCGGCTGGCTCGCCCGCCAGCTGATCGCGCAGGGCGTCGAGCGAGACCAGGGTAAGGTTTTTGTCTGGCGCTTCAAGAATGGTGAGCGTCATGAGCTGCTCCCGATCAGGATTTCTTTTCAGCTGTCGCATCGGGCGGCAGGGTGCCGGTGATGAAGGATTGTTGACGATAAACGACGAGGCCGGTGCGCTCCTCAATGCGAACGGTAACCATGTTTTTCTCGAAATCGTCGCCCACAGTGGCCACCTCGACTGCGACGGACTGCCGGTCGAAAATCTGCGCACCGGTGGCAAAGGCACCAACCAGAAAATCGCCCTGTCGGATCGTGTTGCTGACGACAACAGGCAGACCCCACAGGGAGCGCGTCGCGACGGATTGCGGGTCGCCGAGGACATAGCGGCCAATGCCGTCCTTGACGGAGGTAATACGAAACCAGTCGATCTCGTGCAGGACGATGCCAGTTGCCGGGTAGAGCGAGAGCGATGCCTGCAGCATGGCCATTCGGATCGTATCGAGAGCGGCATCCGAGACCGTAAGGCCGGCTGGTGCTGCAAAAGCGGTCGCCTGCTTCATGAGACCGAGGATATTCGCTCCCGTCCCGTCACCGTACATGAACTGGTATTCCTCGACCTGTTCGAGCCCTGCGACGCCCTGCGCATTGATGATCGAGACGAGCTCGGGGGCATCGTCGAGCGCCTGCTTGGACGCCTTGAACAGATGGGCGATGACCGCGACATTCGCCCGGCTGAGCTCGAAACTCATATCCGAATACGGCTTGGCCGCACCTTCAGCGACCGGTGCGGCCTTGTTGGTAAAGCTCTTCTGCCGGACGAATTCGATAATGGGTGACGAGGTCGCGCCGGAGGGAATGAGACTGCGCAAGGTGGGTTGCGGCAGGCGGATCATATCGATACCCGGCAGGCGCATTGCGGGGATGAGAGATGTTCCGGCAGACGTCGTGGCGCCCATGGTGGCGGGCCCTGTCGTCAGCGCCTTTCGTTCCATCTCGGTCCTGACCCGCCCCTGGAATGAGGATTTGAGGTCGCGTGCCGCATCGCTGGCCATGAACTCTTCGCCAAGCGACCGGGTAGCGTCCCTGGACGGTTCGTGGTGACGGGCGGCTTACTGTTCCAGATCGGTCAGGCGAGACGAAAGCCCGTTCATCTCAGCCAGGGCCTTGTCGGCGCTGGCTCTGGTTTCTTCCGTGACCTTGCCGAGATTGCGTAGCTCGGTTGTCGAGGTCTCGGCAAAACGCCTTACCTCGTCGGTCGCAGCCTTGAGATCTCGGGCGGCCTGCTCGTAATCGGACATGGGGGTAATCCTCACAAAAAAAGGCGCCTGAGGCGCCTTGCGTTGTCATTGTCAGTCAGGAATTCATGGCGATATCGGGCTTGAGGCCCGACGCGGGTAAATAAAAAGTTCACTACACTAAACTAAAAGTATAATGTGGATGTAAATAAGCCATTTAAGGTAGATAAACGCACACGACAATTTCATTTGTGAATCGAGATTTAATTTATATTTATAAAACCTTATGTAAAAATCATAAAGGTCAGACATGTTTCGATATATACCTGTTATGGCATTGGCTTCTGTATTTCTTACTGGTACAGCATGTGCTGCCAGCGAGAATTCCGTTTACGTCTCGGCGCGTCTACTCGGCTCATTCGAGCATATCTCAGCGATGGATACGAGTTTGCGCCCCGGCGTGGGGCGCTACGTGAGCGGGCGAGAGACTGCCTCATATCCCGGCGGATCGTTTGCTGTAGGTGACAGGATCGGACAATCCTGGCGCGTAGAGGCCGAATACGTTCTGCCCAGGAGCACGGAATACACCAGTGGCTCCTCGATTTTTCCGACAAGTCTGAATCATTTCAAAAACAAGAAGCAGCGTGTCACGATCAATCTGTACCGGGATATCGCGGTGACGAAATCAACCTCGATTTACGTGATGGCCGGCGTTGGCGCAGCGATTTTGCGCACATCCGGATGGCAAGGTAACCCGACGCGGACGTTTGCGCCCAATAACAGCACAAGTGTCATGTATAATGTGGGAGCAGGCGTCACCCGTCATTTCGGAGAACATCACGCAATCGACCTAGGCTACAGATTTGTCGATCTCGGCAACGTCCATAGTGGGTTGAACGTATTTTCCAATGTGAGACAACTCCAGGACGAACAGCTCAAGGGGCACCTGTATCTGCACGAGATCATGCTCGGGTACCGGTTCACCCTTTGAAGCAGCCTGGGTTCTGACCCGAATACGCTATCGTGGTTTCAGCCCGTGTCCGGATGACGATACGGGCTGAGCGCCTCAAGCAGAGCGCGGCCTGCGTTACGCAATTCGGCTCCCGGTCCCGGATCGGGACGTCCCACCGGGTAAAAGCGCCTGCGCATTTCAGTCACGCGGGCGAGGGCGTTGGACGGGTCATCAACAAGGCTGACTTCGTGCAGATCCACGGCCTTGATGTGGCGGCGCGGCCCGCCCGGCTCGGTGCCGAAGGTTGCGCCGTCCTTGCGCACGGAAAACCCGATGGAGAGGCCGCCGAGCGCGCCATCCTTGACCAGGCCGTAAAGCCTGCGCCCGTAATCGGTATCCATGCCCGACAGACGCCCGCGCAGATGCAGGCCGTGGCTGTCCTCGCTGGCATCGTCCCACACGCCGACCGGCAGGCCGTCACCGCCAAGGATGCCGTGCATGACGTGCATCGGAATGTTGCGCCCCTGCGCCTTGCGCTCGGCCAGGGTCTCGGCAAAGGCACCGGGCAGGACGATATCGCCGTGCGCGTCCTGATGGCCGAACACGCTGCCATAGCCCTCGAAGCTGCCCTCTTTCGCGTCGGGTGCAAACTTCCACTCGAAAGCAGCGGCCAGATAGTCATTCATTGTCATCTCCCGTGATGCCGGATTGCGTGCCGGGCAGTCGGTGGCTGGCAGGCGGATCTTGCCCGCCTGTGCCGGTCAGGTTGCGGGGCTTGCCGATATCGGCAAGCGGGATCATCTGCGCCTGCACCATGAGCACATCGCCGCCCGGCATGGGGGCAAGGTTGTCATTTGCGCGGGCCTCGTTGACGGTCATCCAGCCCGAGCGCAGCGCGGTTTGCATGTAACTGGCGCGCGCCGTGCTATCGCCGCGCAACAGCGCATCGACATTGAAGCGGGCGAAATACCGGTCACGCTCGATGGGCGAGAGCAGGCAGCGCGCAACGGCCTGCTCGATGCGTTGCAGCCAGGGCATGAGACCATATTGCAGGAACCAGAGATTCATCTGCTCCAGCCCGGTGCCCCAGGCGGTGGATTTCTCCATGGCTCCGATCATGACCGGCTGCACCCCGAACCACCGGCAAAGTGTCGCAACGCCCAGCTGACGGGTTTGCAGCAGCTGCAGATCCTCGGCTTTGAGCCCGATGCTCTCGACCTTCCACCCGCCCTCGAGCAGAGGCGTCTTGCCCGCATTGATCGCGCCCGAATACTCGCCGAGGATCGCCTTGGCCTGTTCCTTCTGCGGCGCACTCAGATAGGTCGGGGCCGAGATATAGGTCTGCGAGAGCAGCCCGTTGCGGAACATGCGCCCCGCTGTTTCTTCGGCGGCGATCGCGGCCCCTATGGATTGCCGACCCGCCGTGATGGGCGAGATGCCCATGAGCCCGTCGAAACAAAAGCCCTTGATGTGGAACACGTCGCCCTCACTGAGCACCAACGTCCTGCCCTGATAGCTGTAGCGATAGACCAGTGCCCCGGTGCTGGGATCGCGCTGCACGGTCATGCGGTCGGGGCGTAACGGATTGAGTGCCACGATCTGACCGTCACCGCGCCGCATGATCTGGGCGAAGCCATTGCCCCAGGCGAGGCAGCACGCGGCCATGCACGACCAGAACTCGATGGGCGTCATATCGGCATTCGGCGCGCGGGCCAGCACCCGGTAAAGCGGGTGATCGCGGGCCAGGGACGATTGCCCGTCACCTTGCTGTTCGTGCAGCTTGAGCGGCATGGAGCCGATGGTTTCGGACAGGAGCCGGATACAGGCCCAGACCGTGTCGAGCTGCAGCGCGGTATCGACCGACACGCTCTGGCCCGCAATGCTCGGGCCGCCCGCCATGAAAGCGCCGAGGCGCAGATCGGTGAGGGATACGCCCGTGACGGACTGGAACGCCGCACTTGCGGCCTTCCAGGCCATGCCGCGCAGTCTTGTGGCGATGCTCATACGGCAATGATCCCGGTTGAAAGAAAGTCATCCATCCGGCCGCCACCGGGCGGCTCGGGGTTGCGGCTCATCAGCGTGACGGCATTGAGCAGCGCCATCAGCGGGTCGATCTTGAGATAACCCGCCGCCTGTTTGGTGATGATGA